GAAGCCGTGGGTGTCAAGAATATGGATTTAATTTTACCTCCACCACAACCCCCACAACCCATGGACCCAAGTATGGAACATATTCAAGCCATGGCCGGAAAAACTTTTCAAGCTTTCCCCAAACAAGACCACAAAGCTCATATTGATGCTCATTTAAATTTTATGGGCACCAGTATGGTCAGAAATAATCCAACAATTATGTCTGTTGTGCAAAAAAATATTTTAGAACACATTTCTTTGATGGCTCAAGAGCAAATTCAACTAGAATTTAAAGAAGAAATCATGCAATTACAGCAAATGCAGGCTCAAATGCAACAACAAGCAATGACGGGTATGCCTGCACAACCTGATCCAATGATGGAACAGCTTCAAGTCACCATTGAAGCAAGAAAATCTAAGCTAATTGCAGAGATGACTAAAGACTTTATGGAAGAAGAACGCAAAATTAACTCTGCAGAGGACGTTGATCCACTAATTAAACTAAAATCAAGAGAAGTAGACCTTCGCGCAATGGAAAATGAACGCAAAAAAGATGAAGGAGAGCAAAAATTAGAGATAGAACGTGCAAAATTGGTCCAAGATCAAGTAAATTTTGATGAAAAAATGGAACAAAATGATGAACACCAATCTTTACGAGCCGGTGTATCTCTCGCCAAAGCCGGCATTTCCAAAATGAAGGTAATGACTGGAAATAAATCCTAAAAAAGGATAAAATCATAACAAAGGAGCTAAAGATCATGAAAAATATGAGCAAAAGACCGATTGATCATCAAATGTTTGTTGACAAGGACGGTTATAAGAAGGGTGGAGTCGAAATTGAAATGACAAAACCTAACGAGACTCAGACAGAAAAAGTAGGCGGACAAAAACGCATGCTTTCTGAGAAAAAGCGAAGTGCCAAATGGTACTAATTTAGAAAAGGAGGATATCATGATGATATTTGGATGGAACCCTATGGACAAATGGAATAAGTTGAACAAAAAGGGAAAACTATTCGCAGTTGCTGTTGCAATTATTGTTGTAGTAGCAATATTTACAGGTATTAAATAATGTTATCTAAATTATTAGGCGGATCTTTAGTAGACACTGTCGGTAAAGTTATCGACAGTGTCCATACTTCGGAAGAAGAAAAGCTTGCCGCAAGAAATAAGCTGAAAGAACTAGAAAACGAGATTAACTCGAAGCAAATGGATATTAACTTAGCGGATGCTAAGTCTACTGCTACAGGTATTGGTGGTATTATGCAGCGGAGCTGGAGGCCTCTCATCGGAATGAGCTGCGCTTTAGCGATATTGTGGGAATATGTATTAAAACAGTTTACTATTTTTATTCTCGCGGCTTTTAGTATAGATCATAATCCTTTACCAGAATTAGATATGGCAACACTCTTTCCGTTAGTCATGGCTCTCTTGGGCATGTCCGGCATACGCTCGTTTGAAAAGTTAAAAAAGATTAATTCAGATAAATGAACGACGATTGTGTAAAATGTGATTGTGGTTGTCATTGTGGCACGACCTGTATTTGGTGTGGTTGTGTAGGATGTGAACATGAAGAAACAAATAGCTAACAGCAATGTTGACCACGTAGTCAAAAAGACTACAATAGGGGATGGTAGAATAAGCACGGCTACCATGAATAAACACAAGCGACGAAGCTTCAAACCATATAGGGGACAAGGACGATGACTAAAAAATTAAAACCAGTTCCACCAAAAAATAAGGGACTTAAAAAACTACCAAAAAAAGTTCGTAATAAAATGGGCTTTATGAAAAAAGGAGGCAAAGTAAAATAATGGCCAAACTTTGTGCGAGAGGTAAAGCTGCAGCGAAGCGTAAATTCGATGTCTATCCTAGCGCATATGCAAATATGTATGCCAGTGCTGTTTGCTCAGGCAAAATAAAACCAGGAGGAAGGAAGAAAAAGGCCAATGGAGGTATTGCTAACTCTATTTCACAAAATCGTAAAAAAGTTTCAAGTTATGAACAAGGAGGCATCGCCAAAGGCTGTGGTGCCGTCATGGAAAAGAAAAGAAAAAAGACAAAAAAATACTAATGGCTCAAGGCGGATTAAGAAAATGGGTGTCCGAGAAGTGGGTCGACATTGGCGCACCAAAAAAGGACGGAAAATACCAACCCTGCGGGAGATCAAAAGGGTCAAAGCGGAAATATCCGAAGTGCGTACCCCTAGCGAAAGCGAGGTCTATGAGCAAATCGCAAAAAGCCTCCGCCGTCAGAAGAAAACGCGCAGCAGGAAATACCGGTCCAAAGCCAACCAACGTAAAAACCTTTGTAAAAAAGAAGTCAAAGTGATAAAACAGAATTATGCCGAGAACACCAGACAAACAGCCGCCCAGAACTAAAAAGTATTACCGCAAAACGGAAAGTGGAGCGGGAATGACTAAAGCCGGAGTAAAACGCTACAGAGCGGAAAATCCTGGTTCAAAGTTAAAGACCGCAGTCACAGGTAAAGTCAAACCTGGTTCTAAAGCAGCAAAAAGAAGAAAATCGTTCTGTGCGAGAAGTGCAGGACAAATGAAAAAATTTCCAAAAGCAGCAAAAGACCCTAATTCAAGATTAAGACAAGCACGTAAAAGATGGAGGTGTTAAATGAAATATGATTGGTTTATATATTTTATTATTGCTTTGATGAGCCTTTTAACTTCTGTGATTCTCTTTCAAAAAAATTTATACGCTGAGACCAATACCGTGTCGTCAACGGTAGTAACAAATTCCACCCCGCCTACTGCAAACGCTCCAACAATTATGAATAACAACAGTGATATATGTAAAGTTGGTGTGGGCGCTAGTGTGCAAAATAATGTTGTTGGTGTAGCCACAGGCGTGGTCATTGACGACGAGCTGTGTCAAAAATTAAAATTAAGTCGCTCCATGTATGCTTATGGCATGAAGGTCGCTGCGGTGTCTATACTCTGTCAAGATGCTCGAGTTTGGGATGCGATGACTGATGCTGGGACTCCATGTCCTGCACGAGGTTCTATAGGCGCTGAGGCCGCTCAATATTGGACTGATAACCCAGATGAAATTCCAAACGGAAGTAAATATAAAACAGAATACGTTCAAGCTAACAAACCAGAACCTAAGGAGTTCACTGATGCACAAAGCGCTGCTCTTTTCAAAACTTTGTTTATTGTTCTTACTGGCATCGTTTTATTCTAAAGCCGATACTTGTTTACCTGACGTAGAAGGTCTTTGTACTCCTGGCGTTACGATTGATGAACAAGTCACTGTAGAAAAAACAGAAGAAGATAAAGGTACAGAAATAATCTATACCACCACAACTACTACTACCACCACCACAACCACTGTTACTAACGAAGACTCAGGGGATATTCTTGACGGTGACAATGATTATGTCTCTACAAGTAAAGAAGGTGACATGGACTATGACTGGGGTGGTGAAGGTCCTGCTAGTATGCCTTCTGGTACATCATGTGGTCAATTAGGTTCTGATCGATGTGCCATGATTACAGGTAGTGGTAATAATAAATCTCGTATGGGTGTCGATGGTATGGGCACCACTTTTTATCAAGAAGTTGACATTTCTGATTTAAGCATAGATAACGGTGGTGAAGTTACATATTCCATAAAAGTTGATAAACAAGATGCTCAAGATAGAATCTACATGCACGTTACAGGAACTGGTGGAGGGACTACCGTCTTTTCAGGTACTGACATCCTGTCTGAATCTGGCGTATCATCAGGTTACCAATCATATAGTGGCTCTTTCGATTTCAGTGGCGTTTTAAGTAAAGTCACTATTGAAATAGGTGGTCGTGATATTAATCTTGCTGTTGGCCCGATGTTTGACGATGTGTCGGTTAATGTTTTCTACAATATGATTTCTACAATTATAGAACAACAAATAACTACAGTAGAAGAAATAGTTTATTTAAATTTAACTAATCCTATTGAAATTGATTTGATCGAAGAAATCATTGAATATAATGATATTCAAATTGATGATTCAGGTGAGATTGAGTTTACGCCTATTGAAACTGTACAAGAAGAAATTACTTACGAAAGTGTTGAAATTGAAATAGCAGAATTAAAGCTTGATATACCCGAACCTGAAGCTGAGATTGTTCAAGTTGAAACTGAAGTAGAAACTGAGATTCAAATGGAAATGGAAGAAGTTGAGGTAGTTGAACCTGAGCCAGAAGAAACTACAGAAGAGTCTCAAGAAGAACAACCAGAATCAGAACCAGAAAAACCACAAACACCACAAAAAGAAGAAGATCAAAAAGAAAAGGTAGAAGAAGAGAAATCATCAGAACCTAAGGTATCAGAGAAAGAAAAAGCTGCTACTAAAATAGTCAAAAAGATTGACGATAAAGCAAGATATGATGATGCTGCTCAAACTAAAACTTTAATTGTCATGCAGATACTTGGCAATACGAAGACTTTCTTTGATGCACAATCTACAATCGTTGATACCAATGTTAATGAATATTTAAACAAGACAATTGAAGATCAATATGGTATGTTATTTGATCTAGCACAGGAAGTAACCATGGAGGATATGATAAATGCCCAGTATTGAGTATCAAGGACTTAAATTTTCCGGAGGAAAATTCTTTATTATTCTATCTTTAATAGGAACTATTATTGGTGGAGGATGGGCTGGTTATAAATTTTATGATGATTACTTAACAATGAAGCAACAAGTTTTGGAATATACCGCTCCAGATTTAAGTGGATTTGATAAGAAAATTGCTCTTGTAGAGAGTCAAACTCAATCACAGATGGAAATAGTTTTACAAAAAGTTGAAGGATTAAAGAGTGAGTTAGACATAGTATTAGAAGAAATAAACTTAATATCTCAAGTAAGTCGTGAATTAAAAGATGACCTTAAAACGGATTTACGTTCTATGGAGGGAGATGTTCGTCATATCACTGAAATTGTAAATGATGTTGAAGATCGACAAAAAGAAGACACAAGAGAGATTATGGACGAAATTAAATTGATAGAAAAAAACCTTGAATTAAGTGTTGACAAAGCTTTAAATAATCCTTTAAGTGGTATGAGCGCTAAATCAAAATGAAATTAGATATCAAAACAATACTGCCTTATGTAGTCTTAGTAGCCACCATAGGTATGACTTGGGGTATGTGGTCAGAACGCCTTAATGCAGTCGAAGATAAAGCAGATAGTGTTGCAAAAATGCAACAAGATATTGCTGTCATTAAAGAAAAGATTCTTCAAATGGACGATAGAGTCATGTGGATTGAAGAGTTTTTAATTAAAACAATTGATTATTAATGGCTATATCTAGAGCTCAAATACCAAAACAAATTTCAAAACCAGGTAAAAAGAAAAAGATAAAAAAAGTAATTAAGGCTTTGAAAAAAGCCTCTAAATCACACGCAGGTCAAGCAAAAACTTTGAAAAAAATTATTACTTAGTGAACAGTAGGTAATTCAAAATCAAATTCTACAATAACCGTTAAATCTTCGGCTTCTGTTTTTGGATCATTCATGATATAAAAATATACGAAAGGAAAAAAAATGGAAGAATTTAATGTAGTCTACAAACTACAAAGACACTTAAAACAAGCTATTGAAGACTGTAAAGATACTGTTATGTCAGGTGTTGACAGTTATGAAAAATATCAATATCTTGTGGGAAAAGTTCAAGCATTTGAACAAACGTTACAGGAAATCTCTAACCTGCTAGATAATAAGGAGCAAAACGATGACTGATGTAAAACTTGCATTGCAAGAAAAATATAAAGAAGAAGCTAAAAAAGAAGCTGAAGAAGATAAGAAAAAAGTGAGAGCGGAAAACCTCTCTGAAGAACTATTAGCAAAACTTCCCAACCCTTCTGGTTGGAGAATATTAGTATTGCCTTTTGAACCTAGAGATAAAACAAAAGGTGGTATTATCATTGCTCAAGAATCATTAGACAAATTACGCATAGCCACGAACTGCGGTTATGTAATTAAGGTTGGACCATTGGCCTATAAGGATGAAGAAAAGTTCTATACTGGTCCTTGGTGCAAAAAAGGTGATTGGGTTATTTTTGCCCGATACGCCGGATCACGGCTCCCGATTGAAGGTGGAGAAGTGCGATTACTAAACGATGATGAAGTTTTAGGGACCATTAGTAACCCCGAAGATATTCTACATCATATTTAAACATAGGAGAAAACTATGCCCGAAGAACTAAAAAAAGAAGAACCGATGATTGATGTCGGTGAAACCGATGGAGCAGAAATCGATTTAGAAAAAGATTATTCTGCACCAGAACCAAAAGAAGAACTACAGGTTGAGGAATCAACCGATTCGGGGGAACAAACAAAAACTGAAGAAGAAACAAAAGAAGAGGCACCACAGAAAGAAGAATTAGAACAATATAGCGAGGGTGTCAAAAAGAGAATTGCCAAGCTAACACGTAAAATGCGTGAAGCAGAACGTCAGAAAGAAGAAGCGATTGTATATGCGAAATCTATAGCAGATCAACAAAAGAAACTACAAGATAGATATCAAAGTCTAGATACGAACTATGTATCTGAGTTTGAAAGCCGAGTGAAATCAAGCCTGGAGGCAGCTAAGGGAAAGCTGAAAACAGCAATTGATGCACAGGATGTTGATGCTCAAATAGCCGCACAAACAGAAATAGCGGCTCTGACAATGGATGCAGCTAGACTTAATCAAGTAAAATCTCAAAAACCAGAAGCGCCAAAACAGGCAGAACAGCCTGTATCACAGCAACAAGGATACATGAATGCAGGAGAATTAAAACAAGCCGCGCAACAAATGGACCCAAAAGCAGAAGAATGGGCTTCTAAAAATACTTGGTTTGGTACAGATAGTGCGATGACATATACCGCATTTGACATACATAAAAAACTGACGGAAGAAGAAGGATATGATCCTTCTAGTGAGGAATATTATCAAGAAGTGGATAAAAGAATAAAACTTGAATTTCCTCATAAATTTGGTACAACAGAAAATACTACATTAGAGAAACCTTCTCAAACTGTAGCATCAGCCAAACGTCCAGGTATGGTAGGACGCCGTAAAACTGTGAAACTCACACCATCACAGGTCGCAATAGCTAAACGATTAGGTGTGCCACTTGAAGAATATGCGAAACAATTAGTCGCGAAGGAGGCATAAGCATATGGAAAACGAAACAAAAATAAACAAAACTTCCCGCGCGAGTCAAACTCGAGAGAAAGACTCTCGACCTAAAGTTTGGACTCCTCCATCATCTTTAGATGCACCCCCTGCTCCAATGGGATATAGACACCGTTGGATAAGAGCTGAAAGTATGGGATCTGATGACACTAAAAATGTCTCAGGTAAATTAAGATCCGGATGGTCATTAGTAAGAGCTGATGAATATCCAGAAGATGATTTTCCTTCCGTACAAGATGGCAAACATGCTGGGGTAATCGGAGTTGGTGGCCTATTGCTGGCTAGGATACCGGAAGAGCTCGCGCAATCTCGAGAAGAATTTTTTAATCAAAAAGTTTCTGATCGAGAACAAGCAGTTGAAAACGACCTCATGAAGGAGCAGCACAATGCGATGCCAATCAATCAAGAGAGGCAGAGCCGTGTAACTTTTGGTGGCTCCAAGAAAAACTAATCTTTTAGTTATTCCGAACCATCAACTAAACTAACATAAGGAGTAAATACAAATGGCAAATAAAGACAGTGCATTTGGTTTAAGACCTGTTGGTAAGGTTGGACAAAACGCAGATAACGGCGGTATGTCTGAATATCAGATTGCTGATAACGAAGCATCTTCGATATTTCAAGGCGACCCTGTAATACCACAAGCCTCTAATACAGGCTTCATCGACGTGGCAGCTGCTGGTGATACACTACTTGGTGTATTTTGGGGTGTAAATTACATTGACCCTACAACTGGAAAACCAACATTCAGAAACCATTACACACAAACAAATATCACTACTGGTGATATTGACGCTTTCGTATATGACGATCCATACGAGAGATTCGAAGTACAAGGTGATGGTGCTTCAGCAAGAACAGATATATTTAAAGTAGCAGATATCGTGTACGCTGCTGGTTCAACAGTAAATGGAACATCCAATGTTGAGCTAGACGTGTCTGATTTAGCTGCAACAGATGGCCAATTAAGAGTCATCGGTATATCTACTGACCCAGATAACAACGAAATAGGCTCAGATAATATAAACTATATCGTTTCAATTAACGAGCATACGCTCAAGCAGGAATTATAGGAGTAATTAAATATGGCTATATCACGTAATCAACTCGTTAAAGAGTTAGAGCCAGGTTTGAATGCACTATTCGGCTTGGAATATAATCGTTATGAGAACCAGCATGAAGAAATCTTCGCTAAAGAAACTTCAGACAGAGCTTTCGAAGAGGAAGTAATGTTAAGTGGCTTTGGCAATGCTGGAGTTAAACCGGAAGGTTCCGCAGTTACATTTGATAACGCGCAGGAAACCTACACATCTAGATATCAACACGAAACTGTTGCATTAGCATTCTCAATCACTGAGGAAGCTATTGAAGATAATCTGTATGACAGACTGTCAAGCAGATACACAAAAGCTCTAGCACGTTCAATGGCTAATACAAAGCAGATCAAAGCTGCTAACGTATTAAACAGAGCTTTTAACTCTTCTTTCACAGGTGGTGATGGTAAGGAGCTTTGTGCTACTGACCACCCAACCATCTTTGGAACAGTAAGTAACGAGTTGGCAACACCTGCGGACTTAAACGAAACTTCTGTTGAGCAAGCATTAATTGATATTGCTGCTTTCACAGATGAAAGAGGATTAAAGATCGCTGCTAGAGGTGTGAAAATGATTATTCCGTCAGAACTACAGTTCACAGCGGAAAGAATCATGAACTCTGCTAACAGAGTTGGAACTGCTGACAATGATATCAATGCAGTAAAGAGCATGGGTATGATCCCACAAGGTTATGTAGTGAACAACTACTTAACTGATACTGATGCATTCTTTATCATTACAGATGTTCCTAACGGTCTAAAATACTTTGAAAGATCACCAATCAAAACTTCAATGGAAGGTGATTTTGACACCGGTAACGTAAGATACAAAGCAAGAGAGAGATACTCTTTCGGCTTCTCTGATTTCAGAGGTATCTTTGGTTCGCCAGGTGCATAATAAGTAACCTTATAACAACTTTTAAAAGGGGCCTTATAGCCCCTTTTTTTATGGGAAAATACATTGACTTTATGGGAAATTAATGTACAAAATAAAAGCGGATAATATAGACAAGGAGTTATATTATGACCGCAATATCACAATCTCTAATCGCTGAGAAAATCAAGCTTGAATCTCAGTGGAATTCTCAATATTTAAATTCTGGAAAAG